GTAAAGTCTATAGGCCCGTACTGAATAATAAGGGCACCTAATTTGTACCAGCCTGTGCCATAGGTAAACCCAAGGTTCGAAAGCGCCGCTGTGATAGCAGCTGCGCCATCAGATTTAATATCTGCGAAAGGGTTGGCGCGACTTAAAAGTAATTTTCTTAATGCCGTAAGCATCTGGTCACGTTTGGACTTATCGAGAGCCAGCCCTGCCGCTTCGACTACCGCAACCAGCTCCTCCTGCAGCATGTCAAAATAATCATCATCAAGATCGGTAGCTGGCGTCCCTGTCTGCGGATTACCCCGGGTAAAGCCATTTTTCCCCGCGCCGAACTTATCTTTCTGCGCAGTAGGTGTGTCAATACGATGCATAGTTTCTCCGGTTACGGATATTTGAAAAGTACGTAGGTATGGGACGGGCAGAGTTTACTGATCACGCATTCCGCGACCGTATCACCCCAGTAACGAACCGGGGTGTCGCAGTCATCAGTACACGTCATCCAGGTAGCATCCGTTGAGGACGGCATGTTGACCTGCCAGTAGTAACGCCATTCAGTTGAATACACGGCTTCGGTACAGGCAGAGGTACATCTGAACGGCCCCTTGTTGTAGCGGGTGATCGTCGCCCCTGGCTTGCCCAGGGCAGCAAGCTGGTCGAGGTAAAACCTCTCGTTAATACCACCGATTAAATTGACCTTTGCGTCCAGCCTGCTCTGGCGCTGCAGTAGCGTTTGTGTCCCCGCCGGGATACATTCATCAGGCAGGCCGCAGCAGGTTTCCCAGCGGTTAATCAGCTCGGTGGTTGTGCGCGGATCTAATTCCAGCATCAACTCATCGGCGCGCTGGTGAGCCCGCCGCAGCGAGGGAGCTGCGCCGATAATTGCCGGATCGTCAACTGACCATGCAGGACCAGGCGGCAGCAGGGCTGACATCAAATGGATGTAGTCGTCATCGGTCACGTCCATGCGAGCGTCCCCAGTATGGCCAGTTCATTTTTGGCGATCGAGATATTGGCTGTCGGGGCCACCAGAACATGGCTGTGCTCGCCTGCTGCAATGGAAATAGCCTCGTTTATTCGTGAGATTTCGAGTTCACCTTCCGGGTATCCGTCTCTCAAAAGAAACGAGCGTAACTCCGCCGTCACTGCCGCACGGACTTCTGGCGTGTCAGGTGTCAGGCGTATTCTGAAATTGACGTTATGGCCGACGGGTGCGAACGGATACAGATCAGCGCCGGCAACAGGGGCAAGCGGGGCGATGTGGGCTTTTACTGCTGCAACAGTTGCTGCGTCTGGAATGGGGTTGACCGGATCATCGCTGGCCACCATCACGCCCACCGTACC